AATCATCTTAAACACATGGCGGATGACATTGACAAAGTTGAAAAGAAAATAGAAAAGATGGATGCCCGTGTGTGGGCAATTCTACTCTTACTGGTCGGTGCAGTGGTATTACCAGCCGTGGTAAATTTTGTAAGATCAGTCTCAATTACTGGCTAATTCACTCATTTTATAGGCAGATATTTCATTTGTCTATAAATACTAAACCAAACTCATAAGGAGGCGATGCCACAATGTCAGACAATACATTGGTAAGCGATACGGCTACTGGAGCCGCAGACGACATTTCTGCAAGCCAGGCACAAGCAAACAAGACTTATACGCAAGAGGAAGTTGATAATATGATGGCCCGTATGAAGGGTTCATTACAGAAGAAACTACTCAAGCCCTATGAAGATTTAGGTGATCCAGATGAACTTCGCTCAATCAAAACAGAGTGGGAGAAGAAGCAACAGGAACAGCAAATCAAGCGTGGGGAGTTTGAAAAAACTCTACAAGAATTGGCTGCTAAAAAGGATGCTGAAATCCAAAAGAGAGATTCAGTCATCAAGGAATACAAAGTTAATGTTCCAATACTAAGTGCCGCGGCCAAGTTCAATGCTGTAAATGCAGAACAGGTTAAAGCCTTATTAGCACAGAACGTTAGATTGAACGCCAATGGTGACGTAGAAGTAGTTGATGAGAAAGGATCCGTCCGTTATAATGACCGTGGCGAACCTATTGCTGTTGAGGAACTAGTGCGTGGCTTCTTAGATTCGAATCCGCACTTCAAGATGGCAAGTCCTTCTACTACTAATACTAGAAGTAATATCTCTAGTGGTTCAGCGGAAAAATTGGATGTGTCTAAGTTAGACATGCGAAATCCAGAGCACCGTAAGATCTATGCGGAATATCGCAAGAAAAACGGATTTTAAGCCTAATTAACTAAGGAGAATTATTATGGCCGGTTCAACAACCACAACACTAAATGACTTGCTACCTAGCATCGTTGCTGAGGCAATGTTCGTAGCAAACGAGCGCTCTATCATGCGCGGTCTCGTAAAGAATTATACTTTGGCTCCAGGTCAAGGTAAGACAGTAACAGTTCCAGTGTATCCACAAGTAACTGCTACTGCAATCACAGAAGGTGACTTGATCACTAATGAAGCTATCTCTACAGGTGGCGCAACTTTAACAGTTGCAACAAACGCTATCCGCACTATGGTTACTGACTTGTCAGTTGCTGCTAGTTCTAGCAATGTTGTTGCTGACTTAGGTCGTTTGTTTGGTGAAGCTATTGCTCGCAAGATTGACAAAGATCTAACAGCTTTGTTCGCTGGTTTCTCAGCTGGCACAGGTGACTACACTACAGCTATCACTGCTGAAGCAATCTTCACTGCTGCTGCTAAACTACGTGGTCAAGGTGTTGATCCAGCAGGTATGGTTTGCGTATTACACCCAGAAGTTGCCTTTGACTTGAAGAAAGCATTGACAACCAGCGGCACTGTAGCTTTCACAGCTGGTGGCGTATTTGGTGATGCTGCTAACCAAGCAATGGTTCAAGGCTTTGTTGGTAACTTGGCTGGTGTTCAAATCTTTGAAACATCAAACATTGACTATGTAACAAATGCTGGTGACTTCCCAGGTGCTGTATTCCACAGAGACGCATTGGGTCTTGCTATGATTGGTGATGTTCAAATTGAAACTGCTCGTCGTATTGACTACTTGAGCACTGAAGTTGTTGCATCATGCCACTATGGTGTTGGTGAATTGCAAGACGGTTTAGGCCGTTACTTGAAATACGACGCTAGCATCTAATTGGAGACTAGAAATGGCTTTCGTAACTGAAAACTCTATCGTAGTCAGCTTTGCTGAATACAGTGACGTCCTACAACAGGATCAACGTTTGTTTGAAGTAAATGAAGGCCTTTCTGATGATGTAGTTGAACCACTCTTGGTTCGTGCTACTGAACGTATATTGACCAAGCTGAGAACATCAAGCTGGTGGAGAAGCTATTTTAGAACTCGTAACACTAGTGTTGCAATTTCTACTGTAGCTGACATTCCAGCCTTGAATCCTAATTATATCCAAGCTCGTCAAACTGATTTTACTGAACTATGTGTTAATGTTGCACTAGCAGACTATATTTTGCCAGGCATTGCTGACTTCTCTAATCAAGACTCAGCAGAGCGTCAAAAGATGGCCTACTACACGCAGCGTGCAGATGCACTATTCACAGAATTAGTTGAAGCAGGAGATTGGTATGACTGGGATAACTCAGGGACAATTACTACTACAGAACGCACACCAGGACTGATAAACTTGAAGAGAGTAAGATGAGACAAGAACTTGTTGATTACATTGGCACACAAAATTTAGGCGGATTCATTCTGTCTAATGAGTTGCCTTACTCAAGTTCAGGTGTCCCTTTGTATCAAAAGAACCCCAAAAGAATATACGTGGATCGCACAGAGTATTCTAATGAGCCTCTTATTGCTACATTGGATGGCACTCAAGTTGATTCTGAAATTGCATCAGTTCGTGTCTATTTTTCATCAGATGCTAAACTATTACCACCTAACTATGACCAAGTAATCACAAGTTTAAGAGCAGGCAAAGATGTTGCAACAATCACAGGTGTTACACGCCGTGAATGTCTAATATCAACTACTTTTGAAGAAGACTTACTGGTAACAGAGTTAGAATTTCGATTCACAACAATTATATAAGGAGCCCATAATGGCATATTCAAGTCCATCGTATATCAGTCCAGGAGCAGGTTCAAGCAATCAAATCGTATTGACGCTTGACGTAGCTGACTCTACTTCTGATATCACACAAGGCGTAGGCGCACTAACAGTTGCAGGCCTACAAGACATTACGGTTAATGCCGCTAATGACGTTTTTACCTGGAGCCAATTAGATAGCTCCGCTAAGAAGCAAGTTGCAACAACTTCTACTAACTCAGTTAGTATGAATCTTGTTGTTGATGATGCAATTTTCTTTGGAACTAGCTTATCAGCAGCTGCCACTGGCACTATTGCAGAGCAGGGTCTAATGGGTTGCAGCCGTAACAAAACTTTGATTAACTTCATCTTGAAGTTTGTTGAAGGCGGTTCAAATCAAGCAACTGCAGATCGCTATATCAAGGGTGTAGGTTACATCACTGGTCTAGCACCAACAGTATCAGCTGACAGTCCAGTCTGGGTAACACCAGTGACTATCACTGTTGCTGGTGAATACACAGTTGCAGCAACCTAATCTAAACTAGGTAACAAAATAGGGGCATATGAGCCCCTATTTTTATTTGTAACAATAAATATTAGTAAGGAAAAAGATTTATGGATATACTAGATTCAAAGACAGATGAAGAACTATTAAAGAGTCTTCTAGCAGAATTGGCCAAAGCCAGGAATGAGCTGGCCTGTGCTCGTGGAGACATAGATAAAGCAGCAGGTAGAATAAATTTTTTACTTGCTATCACAAATACATTGATCAACAGAAAGGAAGATTAAAAGATGAAACTCTCGCAACTAAGTGCAAAACCCCAACTAACAAAGATTACCATTGATGACGAAGATGTTATCAAAGAATTTGGTGAGGCTATTGAATTCTGGACCTGGGATCGCCAGCCACTAGATACTTTTATGAAACTGGCCACATCTACTAATACTGATCCTAAGGCCATGTTTGACATTGTAAGAACATTGATCTTAGATGAAGAGGGTAAAGAAATTATCCAAGGTGATATGATGTTGCCTAGTAATATCTTGTTAAAGGCCATTGCCAAGATTGTTGATTTATTGGGAAAGTAATTGGCGGGGATCCTGATTGGGACAGTCAGGATGTTATGATGATCCTGACACTGGATAACCTCGCTCATAGATACATGTGTTTGCCCAGTGAAGCATTAGCTAGAGCTTCAACCTTTGATTTATATGTGTTAGATGTCAGCACTAAATGGGAAAACTATCGCAATGATCGTGCTAATGGCAAGGTCACTGCTAAGAAACATTTAGATCAAGCGGATCTACTAGCCATGATGCAAGTGGCAAAGAATCTAAATGATCAAAGACTAAAGGAGCAACAATGAGCATACAATTTGACATCAAGTTTAATGCAAAAACCACACTGGATCAATTAAAACGTGTTCAAACTGAATTAGCCAAGGTTCCTACTGAAGCTTATCAATATTTCAAACGCATCACACCTATTGATACTGGTGCTGCACGACGTAACACTAGCCTACAAGGCAAGACTATTCACGCACGGTATGACTATGCTGAAGTTCTTGACAAAGGTCGTCATATGACTAATAAAGGTATGCGTGGTAGCAAACAGGCTCCCCAAGGTATGAGCAAGCCAACAGAACAGTTTATTAGAACTCGTGTTCGCCAGATAACAGGAAAATAATATGACAATTGACGTCCAAGTAACCGCCAATACCAATCCAGCAATACAGGCTCTGGATCGTCTTGGCACAAAAATAGAAAGCATACAGGGCAAATTCTCAGACAGCTTTAGCAAGATGAATATTGCTGCAACAGCACTAGGTGGCACATTGATCGCCTTGGGTGCTACTGTTGCTCGCTTTGCTGATGAGATCACAGACATAGCTGATGCTAATGGTCTAGCCACTGCTGAAGTTCTAGCATTTCAAACAGCATTACAAGCCAGTGGTGGTAAGGCTGACAATGTAGGACAAGCTCTACAGCGTTTAAGCAATGCAGTAGATGATGCCAATAACGGCAACATGAAGGCTGTTGGCAGCTTCGCCAAGTTAGGTGTGTCAATGACTGACTTGGGAAATTTAAGTCAGAGTGAAATTAGAGAAAAACTATTAACTAGTCTAAGCAATATTCCAGATGCCATGCAGCGTAATGCATTGGCCACTGAGTTCTTTGGCAAAGCATTGATAGGTGTTGATCTAACTAAATTAATTGCTCAAGAACAAGCTGCAAGAGTTGAAGCTGAAAAGTATGCTCCTGCATTAGAAACTGCTGGAGCTGCATTTGATAAAATTTTAAGTATTACTAATCAAATCAAAATGGCTTTTGCGCAGGCATTTGAGCCATTGTTTAGAATTATTAAAGATTTAAACATTCAAACTGACACACTGGTTACAAGTTTTAGACTTCTTGGTGCTGCGTTGGTTACAATTACAGCAGCTAGCACAGCCAACGCTATTCTTAAACTTTCAACAGCATTTGGCGTATTGAATAGTGTAGTCGCTAAAAATCCATTAATTCGTTTAGGAATTGCATTAGCCAGTGCAGCCGCTGGTGTTGCTGCTTATGTAGGTTTAACTGGTGATGCTGCTGAAGCTACTAAAGATTTAAACAAAGAAATAGAAAAACCAAAAACTGTTGCAGATCAAAGCGGATACCTTGATGTATTAGCAAAACAAAGAACAGCAATCAGCAAGAGCACAGGCGAATTAGAGCGTGGATTTAAAATTGCTCAGGACAAGTATAATATTGATCTAGCAGGATTGAGTTTAACTGAAGATCAAAAGAATGCTGAAGCTGCCAAGGCCAAGATTCAACAAGACGCTGACAAAGCCAAGGCAGATGCTCAGGCAGCTTTTGATGCACTAGACAAAACTAGCCAAGCCACACAAAGAACTTTCCTAGCTGAAACACTTAAAGGTATTGATGACCGTGCTGTAAAAGAAAAAGCAGCCAGTGATGAACGTTTAACTAATTTTGCACGTGAGCGTGATTTATTAAAGCAATTGCAGTCAATTGTTAGTTTAGATGCGGGCCAACGTAAGTCTATGTTTGATGCACAGATGAAGTTTGAAAATAGCCGCATCATGGGCATTAATGAAGAAATTGCCGCAGAAGAACAACTTAAATCCATTGGCAATTTGAGAGCAGAATTACTGTCCAGAACTACAAATCTTAAAAATGGTGTAATGGATTATGGCAGTTCATTAAAACAAGCATTCAGCCAATTCAAATTATCACCAGAAGCTGAAAAGATTTTAACAGCTGAACCTTTTAAACAAATTATAGACAATGGCAAAACAGCTATCGCTATCAATCAATTCTTATCTGATCAATCAAGAACATTTGCCTATGGTTGGGAGCAGGCATTCAAGACCTATGTAAGAGAAGCAGACAACGCAGCTACACAAGCACAGCAGTTATTTGGCACACTAACTAAAGGTATTGAAGACGCATTTGTCACCTTGGCACAGACTGGCAAAACCAGTTTCAAAGGGCTTCTAAGTGACATCACAGCTCAATTACTACGCAGTCAAATTCGTCAATTGTTGTCTAATTTATTCACTCCAAACCAAAACGGTGGTGGATTGCTAGGTTCCATATTTACAGCAGGCAAGAAACTGTTGGGATTTGCCAATGGCGGCATTATTCCAACTAATGGCCCAGTTATAGTTGGCGAGCGTGGTCCAGAATTACTAAGTGGAGCTGCTGGAAGAACAGTGACTCCTAATAATCAACTAGGCAGCACTTCAGTGACATATAATATCAACGCTGTAGATGCGATGAGCTTTAAACAAATGTTGGCACAAGATCCCACATTCCTACACGCAGTAGCAGAACAAGGTCGTAGAACTTTACCAGGAGCAAGATAATGAGTTTCCAATGGATTATAGATCGTGCTGAATCAATCAGTATTGATAGACAAGATATAGTAGGACAGACAATAACAAGAAATCAAACTGTGCGTGCTGTCAGTCGTGGTGCAGGTATTTGGAAATTTACTGTTAGAGTTCCTGATGGCATCAGTTGGACTGAACTGCGTCCTTACATAAGCCCAAGTGAAAAACTAGGAAGAACCACTGTGGCATCAATCTCAATTAACAGTTCAGGACACAGTTGGATCAGCAAGTATCAAGGCAATAGTGTAAATTACACTGGTTTTGTAGCCAGCATTATTACAGGCAGTAATTCAATCACCTTGACTACAAGTCCAACAACTTCAAGTGGTTACAAGTTCCGTGCTGGTGATTTTATTCAGTTAGGTGCCAGTGGTCATGTTTATACTGTGGCTGCTGATGTTGCATATAATTCAAACACAGTTACATTACATAGACCTGTATTAGATAATACTGCCAGTGGTGTTAGCCTACGTGTTGGCCCTGATTGTAATTGGAATGTGATCTGCACAGAATTTCCACAGTGGGAATTATTTGCCAGAGATCAAGTCAGTTGGTCCGGCGCTTTTGTCTTTTATGAGAGCATGGTATGATTGATTTAACTAGCTATAGTTCATTAGAAACAGCTATAATTTTAAAGTGGGCGGTGCCTAACTTTTCTACTGCCTATGTCAGTGACTATCATATTCCCCTGTCATTTGATGGCAATACCTACACTAACATTGGTAATCTATTGTCAGTGTCCAGCATACCCAGCGAACTTAAACCTAGTAACAGTGATTTAACTGTTGAGCTCAGTGGTGTGCCAACTAACAGCATTACAGATATCCTAAATGAAGAAATCAAAGGTAGTAATATTTGGATCTACAGAGCTTACTTTAATTCAACTACACATCAACCATTAAGCATTGGTTCTAGTAATACACAGTTGCACTTCAAAGGCATTGTGACCAACTATTCAATTAGTGATGATTTTGATAGCGGATCTGGTATAGCTACATCAACCATCACACTGGCTTGTAATAGTCCTGTTGAGATTTTATCCAACAAAATCAGTGGTAGAAGAACTAATCAAGCAGATTTCCCAGGCGTTCAAGACATGTCAAGGGTGCAGGCATTAGCCAATAGCAATTTTAACTTTGGAGCACCATAATGGATTTTTTTAAAACAGCGTGGAGTTGGCTGTCAGGTAAGAGCATTGGAGCAAGTCTAGCTAAAACGGCCTTGCTTGGCTATGCTGCTAGACTACTTTACAAATCAACTGAATCATCAACAGGCAGTAAAGAAATTGTAGATAAAGGTGTTAGGATTCAACTAGAACCCAGCACAGATAATCGTATTCCAGTTCTTTACGGTCAAGCATACTTTGGCGGTTACATCACTGATGTGCAGTTAGCAGGTGATTATAAGAAAATGACCTACTGCCTTACATTGGCAGAACTTACAGGCACAAAATTATCAACCAGTGGTGCTACTAGTTATACTTGGCAAAATGTTTATATCAACGGTAATCGTGTGATATTTAAAACTGACGGTGTTACGGTCAATTACACAGTTGATTCAAGCGGCAATCAAGACATTAGCCTACGTGATTTAGTCAAGGTATATTTCTACTGCGATCAAACAGGCATTCAACCCTCAGGTTATTCAGGAACAACACCAAGTCCTTTTACTACTATGCCTGGGTGGAGTTCATTAACACACAGCATGGAAGACCTATGCTATGCTATTGTTGAGGTAACTTATAACAAAGACAGCGGCGTTGGCGGATTACCTGATTGTGTATTCCAAGTGACTAGCTCAATGACTTTACCTGGTGATGTATTGTATGACTACATGACCAATACAGTGTATGGTGCGGGTATTGACGCCAGTGAAATAAACACCACAAGTCTAACAGCACTGAATTCATTTTGCACAACAGGATTTAGTTATACAAATCTCGCTAACTCAACAGTTACCAGCACTATAACTGTCAATGGTTTAGTAGATACTGCCACTGATGTGCTAACCAACATGCAGGCATTAGCTGAAGCTGGTAGTAGTTGGCTAACCTATGATATTCACACAGGACGTTGGGAAACTGTAATCAACAAAGCTGAAAGCAGTATAGCCAGTTTTGATGACAGTAATATTATTGGCAATATCAGCATTAGCGGCACAAGTCTAACACAATTAAACAATGTAGCTGATGTCAGATATCAAAATACAAATATTCTTGACAAGACGGATTTTGTCAAGATCAGCATACCATCAGGTGAGTTGTTTGCCAATGAACCATTAAATTCTGTGCAGATCAATTTGCCATTTACCAATAAACAGGTAGTGGCTGCAAAGATTGGCCTACAACAACTTAAACAAAGCCGCGTTGATAAGATTATTACATTCCAAGCGGACTACAGTTATATTTTATTAAATGCTGGAGATGTTATTGATGTTACCAGCAGCATCTATGGATTTACCAACAAGCTGTTCCGCATTGTTACAGTAACACAAAGTGAAGGCGATAGTGGTCAAATAGTTTTGGACTTTACCTGCTTAGAATATGATGCAGCTGTCTATGACTATGACATAGAAGAATATGCTGTAGAATCTGACGATGGTATTTTAACCATTGGCGCTATTGGCAAACCAGATACACCTACAGTAACTAAAACAGAACAAGCCAATGTTCCTAAAATTGTCATCGAAACTCAAGTGCCTAGTGGTATTGTTGATAGCATTGAATATTGGATTACCTTTGATGTAGGCGTTGGCAATGACAGCTCAAGAACCTATATTTTAATAGGTAGAAGTCAAAATACAGATGGAACCTTACTTACTGAAAATCTCACAGTCAGCTATACCTATAGTGGTTTGGGTCAAGGTGACTTTTATGTCAAGGTTCGCGGTGTTAATAATGTATCTAATGGCCCTTACAGTGACCCAAGCGGGCTAGTTGAATATCGTCCAACTGTGGTTGCTGATACAGTCAGCGATGACCCTGTAAGTGTTGGCGGTCAGTTGATGGGTCTTGGTCTATTGACTTTGTTGAATAATTTAGATAAACTGTTTGGTGGTGATTCAGCTGCTGGAGGTTTATTTGATAAGATCTTTAGTATATTCAGCGATGTTACAGGCGTTGATCTAGTTGGGCAAGCCAGCGGAGGAACTCTAGTAGTTTCAGGAAGTGGTCTGCTTGATGGTCTAACTGATGTTGATACCAGCACTGTTGAACCTGCTGTTTGCGATACACTCATGTGGAATGGCACTGCTTGGGTTCCTAGTAGCGCAGTTGAAGATTGTGCCGGACCTTGTGTATTAGAGCTATCTTACTTTCCATATGATAGAGAAACTCATAAGATTGCACTAAGTCAAGCTATTACTGACAAAGCACCTCACGAAGGTGACATGTGGTTTAGAATTGTTGATCCAGAACCACTATATTCTGCACCTACTAAGGGCAGTGGTTCAATTAAATTATACAAAAGTGATGGCACGCTAGTTGAAACTAAAGCTGCCAGCACAATTACCATTGACAATGACTTGATCAAAATTCCATTTGCAAATAGAGATCTCTATGTTGATTATTATGTGCTAATGGATGCTGGCATTGTTACCTACGGTGGATGTTCAAGTCCAGCTATTACACAGCCAACTACTTGGAATTTTCACACTGGCATTCCGCCAAGTCCAATTGTTCCTGTAGCAAGACCATTAGCCGTTGCACCAAGTGATTGTAGAGCTTTAGAGTTGGTTAGATACATTACTGAAAGTAAGTTTCCAACAACTACGACTCCTCAGCATACCAAGGTGTTTCCACAGTCATATATCACATTGGTGTTTAATCAACCAATTACACTGCAGACAACAGGCACTATTACAATTAAAAATAGTCTTGGCATAACCTATCAAACTATCAATCTCGCACACACATTTGCTGCACAGAAAGTCAGCGAGCTTGTTTGGGTTGATGGTAACAATTTAATAGTAAATGTCACTGAAGATTTTACCAAGGGTATTACCTACTACTTAAATATGTCTGCTAACTGTGTCAAGGAAGCCTGTGGCCTTTATGGTAATGCAGCTATCACTGATAGTTCAACTGTTCGCTGGACTGTAGATAGTGGTCCTGATGCAAACACCTTTGCTCCAATAAGATCAAGTGCAATCAACGAAACAGGATTCATCATGCCATATGATAGATCTGTAAAGAAAGGCAATGGCACAGTTACAATTAAAGATTCTACAGGAAGAGTAGTAAAACAAGTTTCAGCTACAGACCCAGCAGTGTCAATTCAAACAGGATATTAAACAATGATACAACAAGCCACAGCCACATTGGCATCAATCTTTACTAACAAGTTTGTTGTTAAAGCAATTAAACCAACTCTTAAATTAGCTATAGTAGATATCACTGGTGCAATGACGTTTGCATTAGATCATTTTGATGATATGAGAGGCAATGTTATTGGTATTTCTAATGCCACAACTAGCGACGAAACTGAAGTTACATTGGTAGTAACAAGTCCAGATGGTCTGACTAGTTTTAATGTTCCATTAGTAACATTTAAAACAGGGGCGACTTTATTAGAAACATTTAATTCTCGCCCAGAATGGGTTGGTTATACCATTGCAGGAGATGGAATTGCATTTGGCACTAGCATTGTTAGTTTTACCGCAAGACGTCCTGTTTCAAGTGGTGCCATTTCATTAAGTCAAACTGGTGCTTCACTTACCTTGAGACAAAAAACACAGGTTAGAATTGACATGGCCAGTTTAGGTATTGCTTGGGAAGAAGGTGCTGCTTATACATTTGAAGTCAGTGAAGGATTTGTTGTTGATACTGACTCTGACACAAATTTTACCAATCCTGCACAGAACATTAGTTATACTGCTAATCCAGCATTGGCTATTTCATCTAGTAGCCCTAGTGACGGGGACACTGGAACTGAAGTTAATGACTACATTGAAATCAATTTCAATAGATCAGTATCACCATACATTGGTCAAAACTTTTATTTTTATCAATCAGTAGGTGGCACTGATACATTGCTTAAAACAATTCCAGTAACTACAGGTATAATAAACAGAAATAAAATTACCTTAGATGTTCGTGGTTCAATGAAAGAAGCAACTACTTATTATCTATTATCTGACGAAGAAATAGTTAAAGATGCAGATAATTTTGTGTTTAACGGAATATCTGATGCACAAACTTTAAGATTTACCAGTGCTGTAGCAGAGCAGTTTAGAGGCTTTATTGCTTTAATTATGACCATTGGCGGAGTAACAGCAAGAATTGGTGTGCGCAAGCAATATACAGCTGCCATTGCCAGTGCTGCTAACTTTACTGTTGGAACAACTATTAGAAGCACCTTAAGTGCTGCTATTAGCAGTGCATTTGCAGTATCTAAGGCCAACATGGGCAAGTTAAAAACAGCTAGTTCAACTATGTCTGCTGTGGCAACATTACGAGCTGATCCATATGATGCTGTATTAGCTGCTTCTACTACAATGTCTATAACTGGCAAGCGTGTGAGATACTTCTCACCAGCGACCTATACTAGCCAATTTACTCCATATGTTCTCAACACTGATTACTTTGTAATTAATGCATTGACTGATGATCTAACAGCTACTAACGTGTTGTTTGGTGATGCTTTAGATGCTGACCATGGCGATTTAATCATTGCTAAAGGCAGCAATAACAGCGCCACATACATTTTTGGCAAGTCAGGCAGCACTTGGTCACAAGAAGCTAAGGTTGTCAGTGCCAACGCAGTAGGTATTGTATATAAGGGTAATACTACTGCTAATCCTGACTTAGCTGTTATGGCTGGCAGTGATGCTATTGAGGTCTATACAAGATCAGGCGGCAGTTGGTCACTAGATCAAACATTAACTTCGCCAGTTACTGATGCTGGTGCGTATGGGCATTATATAAGAAAAGATGTCACCAGCACAGATGATCAAATATTTCATCTAGTCAGCTCAAGCGGTAAGGCATACATTTTAAGCTATGACGATCAAGTGACTTCTGGCACATATGTTTGGACTTCTCACTATCTTGATTTAACTGGGTGGTCTTCAGAAGTGCATTTAACAGATAATGATAGTTTTGTTGGAAAACATGTATATCAAAGTAGTGCAGGTGCTTTTTGGTATTTTACAACACCAGGCAATAATTATATTACACTAGTAGGACTAGCTTATCAATATGACTTTGGTCAAAATACGGCCAGCCCTTATGGTAGCGGACAAAGCATTAATATTCCCTACACTACAGGTAATTTCAACGGTGCTGTGCTAGCAATGACCTATTCAGCTGCCAATAAATGGATACTAGCTGCTGGGCTGTATAAACACAATCAAACCAATGCCAATGCTGGGGTTGTTAAACTTTATCATGCAACCAACGTTGGATCTTCTGGAATGTCTGAAATATACAGCTTACAAGCACCAACACCTACTGTAGGAGATGAATTTGGTAGATCAATTGACGTCAATGATGATTATTTGGTAATAGGTGCTCCTGGAGTAGGCGGAGGCGCTGTTTATGTTTATAAGCGTTCAGGAACTACATTTACATTTGATACTGTGCTAAGACCAGAATTTCCAATAAGCGGAATGAGATTTGGTGAAACTGTCAAGGTAACAGTAGATGGTAGTATTACTGTAGGTGCTCCTAAGTTAAACAACTCAACTGGTCTTGTTGATTCAACTGGAACTGTGTTTGTCTATAAGAGAATTATCACCTAATGATTGGTCAGTTAAAAGCATTTATCAACAACCCAAAGGCAAAGGAGAGATATAACGTATGTTTGCTTTGCCCTTTGTTTGTAAAAGAATCAACCAAGTGTAAGGCCTGTGGTTGTTTTATGAAAGCAAAGGTTCTATTACCTAATGCCAAGTGCCCGCTAAGCAAGTGGTAAAGTTTTTTTACCTTTTTACGCCTTTTTTTAACATTTTTTTAAGTTTGCACTAAATACAAGTGCGATTCGCGAAATCCGACATTATACCTTAAGGAGAATAATATGTCCGCAGCAAGTAATTATTTAGAGAATAAACTATTAGACCATACTCTACGTTATGGCACAGCACCTTACACTGGTGCAGGCACAATCTACTTGGCATTGTTCAACAATACCAGTGGTTCAGCAGCAGCTAACTTAGAAGCTGGCACATTGACTGATGAAACATCAACAAGTGGCACAGCTTACGCTCGTAAGGCAGTGACATTTGCAGCAGCATCAGGTGGCAGTTCAGCTACTAACGCTACTGTTACATTTGACGCAGCCACAGCCAACTGGGGCACTATCACTCACGTGGCAGTCATGGACGGCGGCACTGCAGGTGCAGGCAACGTCTTGTTCTGGGGTGCAGTAACAACCAGCAAGACCATTGAAACAGGCGACACATTCCAAGTTACTTCAGGCAACTTGACAATCAGCTTGGCCTAATAGCTAATAACGGGAATGGGGGCTTAGGCCCCATTCCTGCTGAAAACACCCAGCTGCCTAGACTTGGACTCCTAGACTGCTGTAGAACAAACAACTTAGTGGAGCAAGTCACATGGCAACAATCGTAACAAGAGCAGGCAAAGGTTCAGCACTTACCTGGACAGAAGCAGACAACAACATAACCAATCTCAATACAGCTAAGATTGAGAATGTGGTAGAAGACCTAACACCTCAGTTAGGCGGGGATTTAGATGTCAATGGCAAGGCCATTACATCAGCAAGCAACGGCAACGTTCGCCTTGAACCCAACGGATCAGGTAACATTGCACTAACACCCACAACAGGTAAGATTATCCTTGGTGCATTAGATTTCCCAACAGGCATGGGCACTAACGGACAAGTATTGACTACCAATGGTAGTTCAGCAATGAGCTGGAGCACTCCTAGTTCAGGCGGAATAACTGATGTTGTTAATGATACTACACCGCAGCTTGGTGGCAATCTTGACGTCAATGGCAATGCTATAGTTTCAGTAAGCAATGGTAATATTCGTTTAGAACCCAATGGATCAGGCAACATTGCCTTTACTCCTACTAGTGGTAAAATCATCATGGGTGCTTTGGATTTTCCAACAGGCACTGGCACAAATGGACAAGTGCTAACTACCAATGGTTCAACAGGCATGTCATGGACTACTGTGTCAGGTGGCAGTTCTACACTTGACGGACTTAGTGATGTTGTAATCACAGCAGCAGCTACTAATGATATTTTAAGATTTGACGGAAGCAATTGGGTTGATACAGCTGCCAGTTCTATTACTGTTGGAACAGCAACAACAGCTACAACTGCTGATACAGCTACCACTGTTACCTTAGTTGCAACCAATACTACTGATGCCACTCATTATATTACATTTACTGATGCTGCAACTGGCAATGAAAATGTAAGGACTGATACTGGATTAGTCTATAACCCATCATCAGGCATACTAGGTGCTACACAATTTAATGGTATTCACAGCGGTGCTCATAATGGAACTGTTGGTGCAACTACTCCCAACACAGGTGCATTTACTAGCTTGTCAGCAAGTTCAACAGTCAGCGGAAGTGGCATTACAGCACTATTCACTAGTCCTACTACAATAGGATCAACAACTCCTAACACGGGAGCATTTACAGTATTAAGTGCAAGAGGTTCTACTAACAATGCTAAACTAACTCTTGACACTACCAACGTAAGCTCAACTGCTTGGACTACCAATGGTGTTGGGCTAAAGATCCAAGCTGCTACATTTACTGATTCAAGTTCAATAGCAGGCACCGTTGCAGCCAGTCATGTGAATGCTATTGCTACTCCAACTATAGCATCAACTAATGCTATTACTGTTACAGATGCTGGAACATTATACATTGCAGATGGTCCAACAGCAGGCACAAACACAACCATTACCAACAAGTGGGCTTTGCTAACTGGTGGTAATATTAAAGCTAATATGTTTAGTGGTGCGCATAATGGAACGGTTGGGGCAACAACTCCAACAACTGGCGCATTTACTACTGTGTCAGCTTCAGGTGTTGCTACTCTAGGCGGCACCACATTTCCTAGTGCAACTGGCACAACTGGACAAGTATTAGCCTTATCTAGTGCTGGTGCTGCTGCTTGGACTACTGCAAGTTCAGGTGGTGGAATTAAGACTGCCTTAGTATATGTTAGCAATCCTAAAGGAACATTAGTCTCAGGAACAACTTATAGAGCAAGTATTGAAGAATGGTGGGATCCTAGTGGTATTATTTCAGTAGCTAGTAATACTGTAACTTGTGCCAGTGCTGGAACATATATGATTGAAATGGACAATGTTGAATATGTAACTAATGCTAATACTTGGCAGCATAATGTTTTTAATAATGGATCTACTGGCGATTGGGTTGATAACACTGGTGCTAGTTTTAATGGTGATAATTATCCTGCAAGATCATATTTGGTTGCTACAGGAACCACCTATAAATTTAGTCAAAGATGGACTCATACTTGGAGATCTACTGCTGCTAATAAAACATTTCAGTTGCGTTATCTATTAAATTCTACTGGTGACACTGTCAGCACTGATTTTAATGTAAAAATTAAAATTACCTTTTTAGGTTAAAAATATGACACAAGATCTATACTACGTTGAATCAGGTTACCTAACACCAGACTCAGGTTATTACATCTATACGGCTGATGCTGAAGCAGCCGTTAGTAGTAATGCCACTATGACTGTGGCCGTAGGAGTGATCAAGTCCGCTAGTTCAACAATTGCATCCACAGCTACAGTCACAGCAGTTATTAGCCACATACATGGTGCGGATCTTGTTGCTTTCTCTAATGCGGCTATTGCCACTGAAATCAATGTAATTAGAACAACCAACATTGCTTTAACCAGTGTATTCTCAGCAGCTATTGATGCTGTTAGAGGAATTTATGTAACGGCTCAAGCTGATGCTAGTGCTAATATTAGTCTAGCTAATCTACGAGTTCGTTATTCAGAAGCCGCAACGTCAGCGGCTTTCTCTTTGGCCTGTGATGCTGAAAAGATCATTGGTGGCACTGTTCAAGAAGCCAGTGCTGCGTTATCTAGTTCAGCGTCTTTATCAGCAAGTATAGACAAGTTTGTTGGCTCTTCAGCTGATCTAACATCAACTAGCATGGTCAATGCTGATGTTGTTAGAAATAGATATGCTGATTCTAGTCTATCAACTACAGCAAGTTTAACCAGTAATTTAGTTGGCACTAGGTCAGCTGATGCTAGCATATCAGCAGCTAGTGATCAATCAACAGTTGTTAGTAGAACACGCCCAGCTAGTGCAGATTTTACAGCGGCATTTACACCAATACTCACTGCAGATGCCTTTAAGAACAGTGTTGCAGTATTAGATGCTAGTGCCAGCATGTCAGTATCTGCTGTTAAACAGATTGCAACTAGTGCTGCGTTATCTAGTGCTGCAAGCCAAACTGCACTAGCTGGTAAATTGCTTGGCACATCTGTTAGTTTAGCCAGTAGAAGTGAATTATTTGTCAGCAGAAAAGCCTATGGTCCAAGACCACATGATCTAGTCAGTGGAAATATTTCTGCTCCAACTTATTACAACACTAGCATTAGTAAATTTGGATCAGCTAGTTTTATTGGCATTGGATCAACTAGTCTTAAAGAATCATTATACATAACTCAGTCTGAAGACTATGTTATGGAAGCATGGATTTATCCAACTACAGCTAATCAAACAGTTAGTCCATTATTAGGTGTTACTGTAGCTAATTTAGGTCCATATATTGACTTATCTAGTGGCGCATTGAGATTCAGAGCTTATCTTGCCAATCCTAGTGATCCAGATGCCAGTGTTTTAACCACATATTTTACTGATTCAGTTGATTTACCGCTGAATCAATGGACTCATGTATTGTTAGTCAAGAGTGGTGGAACTAATGGATATCTGTCTTTGTATAAAGATGGCACTAGAATCTACACAAGAGGCACAGGCACAGCTCCAGTATTTGATCAAGTATATGGTTATACCAATTTAACTAACATGAACTTTGGTGTTCGTGCTAGTTCAACGGTATTAGTTGATGAAGCCATGTTTGTCAAAGATTCTAGCTATGGCTATGATGCTACACAGACCAGCATCACAGTTCCAACTACAGTCAGACTCAATGACAATACCATTACTGGCTTATATCACTTAAACAGCAATGCCTTAGATGATACCACACTAGTTCAAACTGCTGCTGCGGCAATAAGTTCAGCAAGCACAGTTACAGCAACTTTAACAGGACCACAGAGAACAACTGCTAGCATATCAGCTAGTGCGGCATTGTCAGCTTCAGCAGTTAAAACATTAGGTGGTGCTGCTGATATTAGTTCAGCAGCCAGCGTGTCAGCTACTGCACTGAGAATTCAAAGTTCTGAAGTTAGTGCGTCTAGCCAAGCTACTGTTGCCGCTAACCTAGCAATTACAAGATCAGCGGCAGCAAGTCAGTCAGCAGCATTTACACAATCCGTTGCAGCCAATAGAACTCGTAACTTATCTATAACTACAGACGCTATCTTTAGTGAATTGGCAGCTGTGGTAAAAATTGGTCAGGGACTGATTACCTTAGACAGCACTGCCAGCTTGTCTGCCAATATCAACGTTGTTGCTGGTGCAGCAGCCGCAGTAAGCGCAACGGCCACTGTGTCTGCTACAGCCAGCGCCATAAGAGGATTTACTTGGTATAGTCAAGATATTGATAATTTCATTATCTGTGATGTGCTAAGAATCCAATCTAGTGCAGTTTCACTGTCAAGTAGCTGTGATTTAGCAGCAGTAATAGGTGAATTGTTTAACGTTAGTGCTAATTTAACAGCAGTTAGCACACTAGAAGCAACAACCAGTGGTTTAATTGACATTTCTGCTGATTTAGCTGGTAATGCTACATTATCAGCAAATAACACACGTTTAAAATTTGGTCTAGCAGATCTAAGTTTGGCTGCGGATCTAACTGCTGATGCTGACATCGTTAAGGTTGCACAGGCCACGTTATCAGCATCAGCAAGCCTAAGCACTAGCCCAACTGTCGTCAGATCAGGACAAGCCACTGTGGCGGCCTTTGTTGCAGAATTGGCTGCTGCTGTTAAAATTGGTCAGGGATTGGTTGCAATGGATTCAGCAGCCAGCGTGTCTGCGACAGCCACGACCATCAGCAGTGCCAATGCTCAACTAGCAAGTCAAGCCACTGTGGCTGGTCAAGCACTGAGGATCAAATCAACCACAGCAAGTCTAGCCACAGCTGCCACGGTCACTGCTGTCATAGGATCAATCAAACCTTTTGCCAGTGCATTAAGCTCACAAGCCAGTGTTTCTGCTAGCACCAGCCGAGTTCAATCAGCTGCGGCCAGCTTGTCTGCAACTGCCACGCTGAATGCCACTGCACTGAGAATCAAAACATTCACTAGCCAACTGAATTCAGAGGCCACGGTCACTGCTCGTATCACAGTGGCCATAGTGTTTGTCAGTGCTAACCTCACTGCAGTCAGCACACTTACAGTGACTACCAATGCTGAGTTTAGTATCAATTTAACAGCCTTTAGCAATGCACAATTGACTGCTATTGTTGATGCTATACACATTGATCCTGAATTGACTTGGATGATCTTTGCTGATGATAGAGAATACTCAATCCAAGTAGATACGAGAACATACTCAATAGTTGAGGAAGATAGAGACTACATGATAGTCCAAGAAAACAGAGAATACGCAGTCACAAGAGAACTGCTAACTACAGAATTACAAGGAGTCTAATATGACAACAGGATTTTACCAAACCATACAGGGTCTAACTATTGAAAAGGATCCTGAAGCAAATTTAACCTACACACTAGACTGGGCCAATTGGTTACCAGCTGGTGACAGCATTTCAACAACCACTTGGACTATATCTACTCGTGCTAATGATCCAGATCCATTGGCCAAAGTATCCAACGGCATCCAGGGCACCAAAACTTATATTCGCCTAAACAATGGACAAGAAGGCAAGACCTACACAGTCACAGCACAGGTCACCACTGCTGACGGATTGGTTGATAGACGTTTCTTCCGCGTTAAAGTCCAAGCCAGAACTGCCTAATTTAGCTTGATAGATTTTCTGGGTTGATAACTATGTTATGGACCCAGAATTATTCAAAAAGAAACTAGAAGAGTTTGCTGAACTCAAACAGATTAGACCGCCTAAATCAGCGGCTGTTAGAGAAAAAGACGAGCCATCAGTGATCTTTCGCAACAGTGAAGAGTTTCTTGTAGATGCAGACGATAATCCCACACTCAACTGGGCTGTAAAAAAACTTAAACCTCATGTGGCTGTTTGTGAGGATTGCTGTAGTGTAGTTGAAAATCGTGTGATTGAAATCAAAAGCTATGATAATCCTAATCCGCATTGGCGACGTCATTGTAAGCCTTGTGGATTGGTGCAAAATCCCTATACCAAAGAATTTGACTTGACCATTCAAAAGAGTGCGCATGCTTATGCTTGTTATCAGAAAGGCATGCCACAGCCCTATCTTGATGATCTAGAAGAAGAAAAAAAGCCTGTTTTAAGGCCTGTTTTTAAAAAGCCCGCTAAATAAAAGTGTGCAGGGTCTCCAAGGTAACGCCATTCCTTTATCCACCCATATGCACCTGGATGCGGCACCGTGCCTGGGTTTTTGTTCTACCCCAAATGCAGGCATAATCTCCGTTATCATATAGAAGGCTGTCACTTTCTAAACCCATCCAGTCAATACTCCTCGTATTGGCAAAGCCCCGCAAGGGGCTTTGTTTTGACTTCTTGCTCAATAGATTTGCAAACGCCAAATATAATGTGTATAATCAATATACGGCATCAACCACCGTGTCCAAAATAAAGATAACCAAAAAGGTTTGTCTTATAGTCTTACGGCTGTATAATAGATTGTAATGCGAAAGCAGATATAAAGGATATAAAATGGCAAATGAACAAAAAAATTGGATTGTAGTTGGAAGTTATATGGACGGAGTTCCAGCATTCCAGGTAGTGCATACATTAGATGAAAAAGAATTGAGAAGTGGAAGTTATTGGGGAGGTATTGTAAAAGGAATTAGTATGAATAAATCAGAAATGCAAAAATTAGCAGATGATTTAAATGCTAAAAATGAACCTGCTCCAGAAAATAAATTTAGAGGTGCATTTAGATAAATTAACAAGGCCCCGCAAGGGGCTTTGTTTTCTCTAAAATTTAACCATTATCAGTGATTTTTGAGTGAATCTAGTAAATACAATAAGGAGACAGTCAATGACACAACCCTATATTGTTTTATCAACAAAGAAAATCAACAGCAAACATGGCGGAACAATTTGGACTATTACCTTAGTAGGTGCATTGGATCGCTGTGAGTATCATACCTACATAGATCGCAAGAATCGCAACTACAAGTATTGGGCACGTATTATTGAACATCCAACAAATGGCTTTGTGATCAAAGGTTGCCAAATCAAAAGAGATGAGTTGATAAGTGCAGACAGCCGCATAACTGTAGTTTGGCAAACGGACAATGCAGATCTTGTATTCAGTGAGCTTTATGATATTTGGCGAGAACAAGACGCAGAGAAAACCAAAGACTATTGACCTATACGAAAGTCTAGTATAATATATACAAACGCAAGACAGCCGCGTAAGGAGACATATGATAACAGAATTAAACAAGCACGATAACCACCAGGTTAAAATACACTTGACTCGCGGATTAGGACCGCACTATGCAGCTCTGCGCTGTGTGGATTGCAACAAGCATATCCAATGGCTAAGCCAACGTGATGTAGAAATAATACAACAGGCTAATCAAGATTAAAGATAGGCATTTCTCTAGGCGATATATACTATGACAGCTAGGCAATTCACGCACGAAGAGTTGGATCATTTAACTAATTATTGGTGCAGAACATTAGGCATACACTCAATAGATTTAACCAAGCATCCACAAATAGATGATGTTATCATATTAGTCAAAGTCTTACAAGAATACTTGAAAGAACTCACAGCTAGTAAAAGAATACACATATACATATTGTGGGATTGGGTTTATAGGCAAAAGAAAGCACTAACCAAAAGACAATGCAAACAACTAACTAGGCTCATACATCAGTTAGAAAATATTAGGCATCATCGTAAGCGTAATCAAGAAAAGTTAAGGCAAAAGATTAAATCTAAAAGAACCCGCTTTACTGAAAAGTAAAAAAATAATAATGGGGAATGTATATGACGGCTAATGATTCCCCCGCTGATAGAGTTTCTTACTAGGCTCTATACTAACAGCGGACACGCCCAAATCGCCCGCAAGGGTCCAGTTGCACATAAAAAGAATCGTCTGGTTAAAGATTTAGTAAGTCCTCCCCGCAAGGGACTATATTCAAAAGAGTTTTGATCTAGTTGAGGAGACGGCTGGGACCAGTCAATATTTTTTTATTGGCGAATCCTATAGCCGTCCTCTTGACTTCTTCATCAGATCTTTTTTTAATATAGTTTATTTTTAAAATATATCTGTTTAAAAGACAACTATATTAGATATATGAATGAAGTTGAGCTAAAGCGAAACTGAATTCATATATCTAATAGGACTAACTTGTTAGTCCTTGAATATTATCTCTAATAATCTTAAAGGAATAAAATGGCAATTAATGATCTAAGTGTGACAGTATTTCAGGATCATAAAAGAAATACAGCAACAGTATATCTTAAATTTCCTAAGATCAAAGATGAAATCTATATGGGATTTGATCTAAATGATCTTGGAGATTATAAATTATCAAAATCATCTAAAAGTAAATTAGATAGATGTCAAGTTGATGGTGTATCTAGTGCAATTTGCTTCTATCCAGATAATAGAATACATATGGCATTGTATATAGGTCAAGAAACAATCTACTTGTTCCTTGATCCAACTTATTATTATCCAATCACACATCAAGGATCTTGGATAAGAAAAATTCTATTAGAAGACTGGATCAAGGACAAATCTGATGAAATATGAATACGTAAGAATTGATGTTTTTAGATTATTCACTAAAGAAAAAGATTTCAGTTGGCTACATGAGCAAGCTGACTGCGAATACAGAGAAGATTATCAATGCTTCTTTATCCTAAAGGGTTCTAGGACACATACCCTAGCTGCCTTAAAATACGGAGACATATTTGAATGAAAGTCACTCGCATAAAAGAGATTGCTTGGTGGGATCCCAAAAGCCGTCAGGATGCTGTCACCTGGAAAGTTTGGGTTGAACAAGATCTTAAAACCACCTTGCGCTATTTTACCAACCCCAAAGACCTAGAAGAATTTTTAAAGGAAGCTACAGATGAACCAAAAGCAAGACCCAAAACCAAAACTCGATCCAAGAACCATCCAGACCAACATTGACTACTACCATAGTCAGCTTGATCTCCTAGATCATAAACGTGATTTGATCAAAGAACAGCTGGACTACTGGCGCGATCAGTTAAAAGACCTTGAATAAGCCTATTTGCACGAACATTTTTTTACATCTAATAAATACTATATGAAAAACGGAAGAGCAGTGGTAGTCACTGAAGACAACAATCATTTCAAGTATGCGCCCAAAAAGCACACATTGAAGAATTCCTATGGCAAGCCTCGCCGTATGTTTCCTGATAATTGGACCTCAGGGCCTGATCCCATACATCATGACATGTATTATGCTTGGGCTAAACACAGAAGCCAAGCTCGCTTTCGCAAAGAAGCTCATGACTTGACTTGGGAAGACTGGCAAAAGATCTGGGCTAATCCTGTAGATTTTCTCAACAGAGGACGCAAACCAGAAGACCTAACGCTAACACGCATTGATGATGAAGGTGCTTGGACTATGGATAATGTGGTAGTTATGACACGCCTTGAGCAGCTACGCAAGGCAATGGCTCGTAAGATGGCATTGAAAGGACGATGATGTTTGATCCTAACTTTGATCCCATGCAGGAGTTAATTGATCTAAAAGTAGAGATTGAATTGATCAAAGCTAACTTTCAGATCATGATACACAGCAACAACAAACTCAATCATGAAAACAAAAGACTGCACAAGTGGATACAAGAGCAACAACAAGAACTACTTGAACTTGGCCATAAACTAGCTGTGTTAAACGAACGCAACTAAATAAAAGTGTAGTTGCTGACACAACGACATTTCCCCTAACTAGACTGACCCCCTCGCTCAAAAGGCCTGGGGGTTTTGTTTTGCCTGAATGATTGCATAGATATAACATTCTTAGTATAATATAATCATATGTATACACCAACTGAAAAAAATATTAAAAACTTCTGGAAACACGTTGATAAAACAGCTTCAGGATGTTGGAATTGGACTGCATTTAAAGATAGAGACGGTTATGGTAGATTCTGGCCTAATTCGTCTAAAGCATTTGGAGCTCATAGATTCTCATTGCTAATTGCAGGATTTGATTTAACTGAAGGTCCAGTTGTTATGCATCATTGCGACAACCCTAGCTGTGTAAATCCTGCACATTTAAAAATAGCAACGCAGTCTGAAAATATGCAAGACTGTGCTAATAAAGGACGCAATAGTAAGCAAAAGACTTGTCAGACTCCTCTAGGTAAGTTTGATAATCTTAAATCTGCAGCTCAAGCACATAATATTAGTCGTTGGGCTGTTAGACGTTTAATTGTTAAGTATCCGTCTGAATATTATTATATTAAATAGATATAACACTATCTTAGGACCGGTGTTGCGGCTTGCGTCGCGGGGGATCAAGTGTCGCTACCTAAATCCCCCATTTTTAACTTGTTTATTTCGTTGTCTAATAAATACAAGATGACTGAAAACATTCCCGCCTCT